ACACCGAACTGCTTGCTGCTTACTGCGCGGCTGCTGATTTACACAGGAAAGCGGTAGAGCAGATTAAAACAGAGGGTGAGGTTGCTATCGGGCAATCGGGAGCACCGTATCAAAACCCATGGGTGAGCATACAGAACAAACAGGCGGCTTTACTGGCGAGCCTCGGGAGCCGGTTAGGTCTGGACCCGGCAGCGAGGTCGAGTATCCAGATGCCGGAGCAGAAGCCCAAGAGCAAGTTCGCGGGGCTGGTCTCCATCAATGGGAGGAAGACCGCGCCCAAGCAGTGATTCGTTTCATTGAATTGCTGACGGTCCCAAGCGGTGAAGGCCAGGGCGGACCGTTCCTGATGCGGGATTGGCAACAGGAATTTATTAGGGACATCTACGCTCCGCATTCTGCCGGAAGGAGATTGGTTAGGCGTGCGGTCCTAAGTATTGCGAGGAAGAACGGAAAGACCGCATTGATCGCTGCATTGGTTCTTGCTCATTTGATAGGCCCTGAGGCAATAGCGAACGGCGAAATCTACAGCGCAGCCAACGAGAGAGAACAGGCAGGGCAGGTTTTCAAAGTAGCCGCTCAGATTGTCCGGGCCGATCCGGAATTGGCGGCGATGTTAAAGGTGGTCGATTCCACCAAGACCATAGTCTGCTACGGAAACGGTTCGTTTTACCGGGCGATATCCGCAGAGGCAGGAACGAAGCACGGACTTAATCCGTCAGTTGTTATCTATGACGAGCTGGCACAGGCGAAGAATCGCGATCTCTATGACGTGCTGGACACGGCCATGGGTGCCCGCGAAGAGCCACTGTTTGTCACTATCAGCACGCAGAGCAATGACCCTCAACACATTCTGTCTGAGCTGATAGATGACGGCTTGCGGGCAGATGACCCGACTACGGTAACGCACCTTTACGCGGTGCCGGATGACGTAGAGGACATCTATCAGGAAGAAGTCTGGAAGCTGGCCAACCCGGCGCTTGATGACTTCCGCAGCCTGGAAGATATGCGATCACAGGCTCACCGCGCGGCGCGGATGTCGAGCTTTGAGGCGTCATTCAGAAACCTTTATCTAAACCAGCGGGTTGACGCGAAATCTCCGCTTATTCCGGCTCAGGAGTGGAAGGCGTGCCGAGTTGAGAAAACGCTTGAACTTGGCGAGCGTGTCTATCTAGGGCTTGACCTCTCTTCCACCACTGACCTGACAGCACTTGTCGCTATATCGGAAGACGAAGGCGACCGAGTAGCGGCGTGGTTCTGGAAGCCCGGCGACCTCCTCAAGCAGCATCAGGACCGGGACCGTGCTCCATATGTTGCATGGGCTGCTGACGGCTACATCGACGCGCCTGATGGGCGGGCGATTGATTACGGCTATGTTGCTCAGCGCATCGGAGAGATTCGGGAAGATTACGAAATCGTCGGGCTGTCCTATGACCGCTGGCGGATAGAAACGCTGCTGAAAGAGTTGGACGCGGCGGGGATCGACGCCTTTATAGACGGAAAAGACACGCAGATTTCAGGAGGTCTAAGGCTGGTTCCTTGGGGGCAGGGATATAAAGACATGGCCCCGGCTATCGATGCGTTGGAGATCTCAATCCTTGATAGAGCATTCAAGCATGACGGCAACCCGGTCCTAACATTCTGCGTATCCAATGCCGTTGCCGTCACAGATCCAGCAGGCAATAGGAAATTAGATAAATCGAAGACACGGTTCAGAATTGATGGGGCCGTAGCTACAGCCATGGCGATTGGGCTAAAGACAAGAGATTCAAACGAACAGGAGCCCGATCTAGACGAGTTCCTGAATTCTCCATTGCGGGTTAAGGCAAGCTGATGCTGAGAGTTATTAGAGGGCTGTGGCAGGGCCTTACCAGAAAAACAGGGGTGCAGTCTGGCAACCCTGGAGGATACGCCGCAGACTCCCCGGCCCCGGTGACGTTCGATACGGCAATGAGCCTGTCTACCGTGTGGGCTGCGAGCCGATTGGTATCGGAAACCATATCTACTCTACCGATTATTTTTTACGAAGCGGACGGCATTACGCCGACACGCAGAGGGGCATTGCCAGAACTGTTCTCTGGAATGGTCAACAGGTATCAGACGAAAGTCGAGTTCTTTGATTCGTTCGTCATGAATCAGGTTATGCACGGCAATGCTTATGCGCTGAAGCAGTACATAGGCGGCAGACTGATCGGGCTTTTGCCGCTGATGTCTGCACAGATGGAAACCAAACTGCTTGACGATGGAGCCATTGTCTACGCATACCACCACGATAAAGGGGTGACGGTCTACCCGGCTGACCGCATTTGGCATAGCAAGATATTCGGAAACGGTATCGTGGGCCTATCCCCTATGGGGCACGCACGAAACAGCATAGGAGTGGCACTGGCTGCTGAGAATAGAGTCAGCCGCATATACCGCAACGGCGGCAAGCCGACCGGCGTTCTGACAATTGACAGGACTCTAAAGCCGGAACAGCGGGCACAGATACGAAAAGAGTTCAGCGACCTACAGGAAGGGACAGAGGATTCCCTTATGGTTCTGGAGGCTGACCTGAAATACTCATCCGTTTCTATGTCGCCAACAGATATTCAGTTACTTGAGTCCCGCAGATTCCAGGTAGAGGATTTGGCCCGGTTCCTAGGTGTGCCGTCAGTCATGCTCAACGACACGTCAGGCTCGACCGTATGGGGTTCTGGTATCGAACAGATTATATCGGGCTGGCATAAGCTGTCGCTGCGTCCCCAACTGGTCAGGCTTGAAGCCAGCATTGAGGCACACCTGAGAGGACCCGGAGACCGGACAGAGATTGAGTTCAATATGGACGATCTCTTACGGGCGAACAGGAAAGAACGAATGGACGCCAATCAAACAGCAATCAATTCTGGACAACTTACGCCTAACGAGGCCCGAGAAGACGAGGGGCACCCAAAACTTCCGGGCGGCGATCAACTGTTCATCAATAGTACAAACGTCCCGCTGTCTCAGGCTGGCCGCATAGAAAGACCGAGAGGTAATGAATAATGGAGTTTAAACGACTCAGCCTAGACGGCGCACACCTGAAGTTCGACGAAGCCCGAGAGGGCTTTTTTTCTGGGTACGCATCCGTGTTCAACGGCCTGGATTCATGCGGGGACACGATTGTTCCTGGAGCCTACAAGAAGACGCTGAAGAAACGTGAGCGCCCTATCCGTATGCGCTGGAACCACTTCGGCCCGGTAATCGGTAAATGGCTCAGCATCGGGGAAGACGAGAAAGGGTTGTTTGTTGAAGGCGAGCTTACCCCCGGCCATTCGGTGTCGCATAACGTATACGCATCCATGAAGCATGGTGCGATTGACGGAATGAGCATCGGCTATCGGCCCGTGAAGATTGAAGACCACGGAGACGGAAATCGAACGCTGAAAGAGGTTGAGCTTGTCGAGATATCCGTGGTTGAGGAACCGGCAGACCTTGGCGCAAAGGTTGGCGAGGTCAAGCATCTGATCGAAATGATCGACGATGTTAAAACCTTAAAAGAAGTCGAATCCGTTCTGCGAGAGGCAGGAGGATTCTCACGGACTGCCGCGACGGCGCTGGTGTCGCGCGTTAAGTCTTTGGCTATTCCTGGCGATCAGGAAAGACCTAACCAATTGGCCGAACTGGTCAAGCAACTCCAGCGACTGTAACCATATTCAATTACGAGGATCGAAAAATGGGTACTACTGAAACCCCGGAAATCAAGGCAGCCGTCGAAGCCATTGAGGAAAAACTGAACGATGCCGTCAAGCAGTACGAAGGCCAACTGAAAGAAAGTGGTGATGTAGCCGCAAAGGTGCGCGATGAAGTCAAGGCGCTGGCCGACGAACATGCCGACCTGATGAAAGACACCCCCGAGCTGAAAGACCGGCTCAAGGCTGTCGAACAGCAGATCGCGGAAGGCCACAAGAGCGGCGGGGACAAGGCCAAGACGTGGGGCGAAATGTTCACCAGCTCCGAGCAGTACATGGGCTTCAAGGATGGCGGCACTAACATGCGGGCGCGTGTCGAGGTCAAGAACACCATCCTGGGTGAAGAGGGATCGCCGGGAGAACCGTCTGACGTTCTTGTTCCAAAGGACCGCCTCAGCGGAATTGTTCCTGGGGCATTCCGGTCGCTGAATGTTCTGGACTTCGTGCCGACTGGTGGGACTTCGAGCAACAACATCGAATACACCAGAGAGGCATCGTGGACGAATGACGCAGCGGAAACGAACGAAGGCGAACTCAAGCCCGAATCGGATGTGACCTTCGAGCTGGTCAACGATCCGGTACGCACCATCGCCCACTTCATTAAGGCATCGAAACAGATTCTTGATGATGCCCCGATGTTGCAGAGCTACATCGACCGGCGCATGGAGCACGGCCTGCGGCGTCGTCTGCAAACGCAGATCCTCACCGGGAACGGTACGGCCCCGAACATAGAAGGTTTGTCCGCTTCCGGGCGGCATACGGCGTTCACTCCGCAGACTGGCGAGACTGCACTAGACAGCCTCAATCGTGCGAAGTATGCGGTCATCGGTGATGACTACTCCCCGAATTTCGTGCTTATGAACCCTGCGGATTGGGGGGCCATCGAACGTCTGAAGAAGACCACCGATGGTTACATCGCTGCTGAGGGCAACGGCGTCGGCTACCTGATGAACGGAATGATTCCGACCGTGTGGGGCATCCCTGTTGTGATGTCCAACGATGTCGGATCAGGCAAGTTCTACATGGGCGATTCCAACGCATTCCAGTTGTTCATGCGCCAAGGTGCAACCGTGGAGATGTTCGAGCAGGACGATACCAATGTTCAGAAGAACCTCTTGACCATCCGTGCCGAGCTTCGCGCCGCGCTTGCTGTGTACGTGGCAACCGCTGTGCGGTATGGCGACCTGACCATCTAACCAGGGGAGGGGCGGGGCAACCCGCCTCTTTATCAAATGCGAGTCAAAGCCATTAAGGATTTCATTAGCACGTCCCACGGCAATGTGTCAGCCGGACAAGTTCTCGAAGTTAGCGAGGCACGGGCTAGACACTTCAACGCACACGGATTGACAGCTCCTATGGAATACGAAACCAAAGTGATTCATGAAGTCCCTTCGGTTGCTGGCAGGGGGAAACCGTCTTCGTCCTTGCCAGCGGACCAAGCGCAACAGAAGAAGACGCGAAGGAAGCGAAAGAAAAAGGGCGAGTTATCGCCGTCAACTGTGCCGTCCGACTCTGCCCAGATGCAGACGCCCTCTATGCAGGGGACCGCAAATGGTGGGACCACTACCGGAACGACTGGAGAGACTTCGCAGGACTGAGGTTTTCCATTAACACGGAAGCGGTAACGGAATTTGACTGTATTCACGTTCCAACAGATGGGAGCAGGCTAGGGCATCGCGGAGTAGCCACTTGCGGCAACTCAGGGTTCCAGGCTGTCAACCTTGCCTATCTGATGGGAGCCAAACGGATCGGGCTAATCGGGTTTGACATGAAGCCTAGCGGCAAAGCGAACCACTTCCACGGCAACCATAGCGGCGGGACGCTGACCAACCCTAACGCAAATCTGTTCAAGCGGTGGATCGGATGCTTTTCCGAGATACATAAACTGTTAGCGGATGAAGGCGTGAAGCTAATCAACTGTTCCCGCGAAACTGCTCTGACGATACCGAGGATGCACCTGAATGACTGCTAAATTTTGGGAGCGCGAAGGACTGCGACACATTACGCCTGCTGGCAAGGATAACCCTGAAGGCTGGGACGTTCGATCATTCCTGAGAGAGTTGGCGCGTGGCTCGGTCATTGAGATTGGCTGTGGCTATGGTCGGCTATGCACAGCGTTTGACCCAGAAGACTACATAGGCACAGACATTAACCCTGCTGCGGTCGCCAAGGCGATGGAGATTCACCCTGAGCACAGATTCGAGATGTTCAACGGGCAGAGCGCAGACACAGCCCTGCTGTACACCGTTGCGCTCCATATCTCAGATGACGACCTGCCTGGGTTCATTGCTGGCATCAACGCAGACCGCGTGATTGTTGCCGAGATCATGGGCAGGGAGTGGCGACGCCCTGGGAATCCTCCGGTATTCAATCGTGACCCGGAAGGCTACATCGAAGCGTTCGCTGGCTTTGAGTGCAAGGAGATTCACGCTAAGCCATATGAGCACTACAAAGGAACGGACATCACGTTCTTGGCATTCGAGCGATGATTGACGGGAAGTTCATCTTTATCCATGTGCCAAAAAATGGCGGCACGGCTGTATGTAGAGCGTTAGGAGAAAAATCAAAATCAGAAACTCACAAGCCAATGTTCGCGGTTGAAAAACGGAACCGCTTTGCATTTGGGTTCATGCGGAATCCGTGGGACAGAATGGTTAGCGTGTATCACTTCCTTTGCCAGAAGCCAATTAAGCAAAATGACAATTTCAATCAGGCCGAAGTAAAGGCGATGGGTTTTAAGAGGTGGCTCATTGAGAGTGAGTTTTTTCTTGGCGAAGAACTTAAATCTAAGCGTACGCCTCCGGCAATCCAACGGAGGCCACAGATTTGGTGGCTTGAAGGGTGCGATTACATCGGCAAGTTTGAGCGCCTAGAATCCGAAGTTGAGTACATTGCCTCCCACCTTGGAATAAAGTCAGCTCCGCTTCGGAAGGTCAACGAATCAATACATGCCCATTATCGTGACTACTACGACGATAGCACGAGAAAATTTATAGCCGAGCATTTCTCTGATGATATCGAGCGGTTCCGATATGTCTTCTGATCTGACTGTCGCCTGCGTCCTAAAGTCTGGAGGCTGTTATACCCCTGAATACGTAGAGCGGCTAAAGGCTGGCGTTGATGCGAATCTAAGCGGGCATCGCTTTGTCTGCCTGTCGGATATGGATGTTCCTGACCGCATACCGCTAACGGAAAACCTTCCGAGCTGGTGGAGCAAGCTGGAGCTGTTCAAGCTGAAAGGCCCGGTCCTGTACTTCGATCTGGATACAGTTATCACCGGAGACCTGACAGAGATTGCCAGCTATCCGCACACGTTCACGATGCTTTCGGATTTCTACCGGCTGGAGCGCCCCGCATCCGGGGTGATGGCGTGGAATGGCGACTATTCCCACCTGCTCATAGAGTACGACCCAAACGTTAAATATCCGGGGCACGGAGACCAAGGATATCTAGGTTACAAGCTGGGAAAGGTAGACCGATTTCAGGACTTGTTCCCCGGACAAATAACCAGCCGAAAAGTCTTTAGAACACGCAAACCGAATGAGCGCGTGGTTTGTTTTCACGGTGAGCCACGACCCCATACAG